TCGGTCTGTAGTGATAAGGTTGATGTCGGCGTTTCCAGCAACATTTCGTACTGTTCCTGCGTTGAATCGGTCTGCTACTAGTCCGTTCTTGAATCCTAGGATTGATGACTTTTTAAGGTCTGCAAGAAGTAGACATACTCCGTCAGTTGCTGCAACAGCTGATGCTGCTGTCATAACTTCTACAGATACAAACGGCTTTCCAGCAAGAGTAGCGAAGCCACTGTTGTTGATAGGGTCGTTGTAAATGTATCGCCCATCTAAATCTTTTAGAAGTCGAACAATAGTTTTGATTGTTCGGTTTCCATAATACTTTGCATTAGGGTGTGCTCCTTCTGGAAGTACATCTTGCATTTCGTAGATTTTGTCGATAGTTATTGTAGATAGTGCTCCTGTAAGGTTTACAACTGGTACATCAGCGTTCTGTGTGATTCCTGTGAATCCTCCGTTAGCTGTATCTGCTCCACCTGTTCCCATGAAGAAAGCTTTGTCCTCTGCCTTTGCGAATCCTTCTGCAACTCGTGTTGCGATGAATGAGAATAGGTCGATTTCAGAGTCTTCAATAAGCTCTCGTGTAAGAGTTACGATTGCTGCTAGTTTCTTCAATTTCAGCTCTTCTTGTGAGAGAACGATTTCTGTTGATGGAATAACTGCTGCTTCTGCTACCCAGCCTACTGTTACATCAGTTGCTAGGGCGTTAGCCTCGTATGCGTTCTTTGATAGAGGTGTTGAAAAGAATTCTCTTCGTGCAACTCCGTATACAGTTGTAAGGTGTCGGATTTCTGCTGAAAGCTCTGAATCCACTGCATATCCTGCGAATGGAGAACCAGTTTTGTCAGTTGTCATTTCCTTAGCCATTGTATCATCTCCTGAAAGGATAGCGTTTGTGAATCCTTTTAGGAAAGTGTTGTACTTAGCGTGCTTTTCTGCAATTTTCTCTTCTTGTGAACCTGCACCTGCTTTTGCAAGCTCTTTTTGTGCCTTTACCCAAACCTCAACTTCTGACTTCATTTCTGAAATAGAACTGTCAAGTTTCTTTGAAAGTGATTCTTCAAGTTTCTTTGATGTCTTGTTGAAAGCCTTTGCTACAGCCTCGTCAACTTCAACTTCGTCTGCTGGGTCAGTTTCAGGAAGGTCAGCTACTGCTGAAATTTCTTCTGAAACTACTTCTGCGTCTTCTGTGTCAAGTTCTTTAACCAAAACTTTTACTTCTGCTTTTTCTGATGCAGTTGCAAAACCTTTAAGTTGTAGAGCCTTAAGCATTTTTAGTAATTTACTCATATTTAATTGTTAACTTATATAATACGGGTCTGTCGGTGAGCAGATTAGTATACCGATTATCCCTAATTGTAAGTCGCTATTTTAGTTGTCGGATTGATTGTAAAATCTTTACCTTGTGCTTTGCGAGGTTTTGTACTTCCATGTCCTGTACTGCTTTTGCAATAGAGTTAAGTATTGCTTTTCTTTTATCAAAAATAGTTGCAGTTTCAATTTGCTTTACTTCGATTACTTCGTCAATGATTTCTTCTATAACCTCCTCAATAGCTTTTTCCATTGTTGAGCGTGGGTTTGCAGGTACTGCTACCATAGAAAGCTCTAGTAGTTGTGACTTAGTGATTCGCCCTTTAGCGTCAAAGGCTTCTGGTATGAAACCAATACTTGATGCTGATAGAGTTCCCTCGTCTACCATTGCTTGTGCGAGTACTCCCTTTGGATTAGCCTTAGAGAATTGTAGCTCTCCTTTGAGTTTGTTGTCCTCTACTCTTGCGTTGTTTACCTTTCCTATGATGTGAGTGATTGATGAGTAGTTGTGAGAGTCTATAAGCACAGGGTTTTTCTTAAAGAATTTAAGGTCAAAGTTCTGCATTACAAAGTCACCATGTCGGTCTTCCTTATCATCTGACATCACCATTGTGTACACTTCCTCGTCTTTATCATCAGCTCCTTTCACAACAGTCTTTTCAAAAATAACAGGTACTTCTATCGACAGCCCTTTGTGGGTTGTCTTTACCTTATTCCAAAGCTCTTCGTAGTTTGTCACTTCGTAGTCTTGGAAAGTCTTTTGATTTATAGTTAGAAATTTTTTCATAGTTTAATTATATCATAATGATTATACCGAACACTCACAATTAATAGTTTCTCCTGCACTTGCTGACGAGTCTAGTGGGTACATCAGTCCGTTTGAGAAAGCCATGTCGATTGGTCGCTCCTCTCCGTCAATAGCTTGGTGAGCATCTCGTACACCTCCCTTGATTCCTGCTGACCATACCCATATCTTTGTCTTAAGTCCTATCTGCTCGTAACTTTCCATTGTTGCCATTTGTTTAATAGCTGATGTTTCAGTATTAGCGATAGTTGTAAGTCGGTAGTCGTCTACTTTGTCATATACAAGTCCTACTCGTTCAACAAGTTGCTTTGTAGTTTCATTGTTTTGATACCACTCTGATATTTGCTTTGATAGGTCTTTTGCTGTTGTGTCATTTACAGTAGTTGCAAAGAACTTGAATCGCTTTTCTACAGCGGTGTCGATTGATGTTGTATAGCTAAATGTTCTATCAATCTTAAATATATCCATAACCTCTTGTCCTGATTCCATTACAATATCTTTCATTGTCGCAAGAAGTGGGGTCATAAGTGTCACTTCAAGGTTTACATTGAATAGTTCTTCTGCAAGTGTCTTTACCTTTACTTGTTTCCGAGATTGTACTGATGCAACGATTCTTTTCTTTTGACCGTCAAAGTAGCTCTTTAGTTCTGCCTTAAATAGTCTCTGCTTTGATGCAAGGCTTTTTGTATGACTAGCGTGGTATACCTGTCGGAAGTCTTTGTTTCGTAGTGGGTGTACTAAAATACCTTGCTTTACAACAGGTGTTCGGTCTACTACTTCATCACCGTCTGTCACAGGCTCTAGTCCTAGCATTTCACGCTTCTCATTGAGTGTCACAGCGTTTACATCATGCCCTGCTCGTACTAACAGTATCTTTGCGTCAACATCTTCTGGTGTAGGGTCTACGAAGTCGATAGTCACATCTTTCGGTGCTAGTTTCCAGTCAAGTAGGTTTACAAGCTCTGCTACAATAGGCTTCATTGTTTCTCGTAAGAAGATACGGATAGAAGCATCTGCGTTAGCAAATGTCTGGTCTTCCGTGATACCCATAACAGATGCAGGTACTCCAGTGATAGCGATAATATCTCTAGCAAGTAGTTTCTTTGATTCGATGTAGGCAAGCTCGTTGATATTGAGTCCGAGTCTTTGGTAAGTAGCGTCACCTCCCAAGAAAAGAGGCGAACCCGCATCGTTGCTTGTATACCCCTCTTTGTAATCTTGTTTGAGTCTTGTTAGTTGCTCTGGGTTAATAATATTCTTAAATGAGAATACACCATCAACAACACCACCATTTTTAAGAATAGAGATTTGCTGATTTGATGTTTCCTTATCTGCAACAAGTGATTGCATACCTGCCTTTAATATTGAAATACCCTCTAGTGGATTCTTTGGGTTTGGGTTTACCCAGTAGATAGTATTCTCAAAAGGTACTTCTCGTGTGATACCACTATGAGTATCAATGTATGTAAATGATTTAATTCTACTCATTCGGTCATTCCTTTCGTAGTTGATTGTTACACCCATTGAGTTGAGGATATGAAGCTCTGTAACGATTGCGTTCTCTGTGAACACTGAGTTGTTAGTAATCTTTTCTATAACACAAAAGCCTGTTGCGTCATGGTAGATAGAGGCTAGTTTCCAAAAAATGTTACCTGTCTGGTAATCGTTAGGTCGTGAGAGTAAGTCATTGAGCCAGTGAACAGTGTTTACCTTTTCATCTCTTATGTTTTTAATAACAAACTCTGTTTCAGATAGTTTCTCTGCTCGCTTTGAAATACCTCTGTTGAGGTACAGTGAAGTTTCATTCCAATTAAGCCCGTCTGTTGGGTTGAGCCTATAATCGCCACTGTGTCTACCGAGTGAGTTATAAAGAGAATATCGAGTATCTGCTGACTTCTTAAAGAAGTTAAATGGATTTTTCATATATATAAATATTATACCATATTACGCTACACCGATAAAAGGTTGTTTGAGTTTTGAGAACACTCCACTTCTAAATGAGTCTAAAATATGGTCCATGCCATCTTGTGGCTCGTTGGTAGGATTCTTATTTCTATCTAACGCCCAACAGTAGCCCTGCATTTCTTTAATGAGGTTTGTACTGTCCTCGGTGTAGTAAACATTCTTACCTAGCAATAGATCAACACCAGCTTTTCGTGAGCCTTTTCCTTTTGTAGTGTTAATTGCGTTCCAACCATAGGTCTGTAGCTCTGCTGTTGACTTTGGCTCTGCACCGTCTGCGAATAGCTCCGAGTACTTTGGTATTCCTACCTGTTCCATTCGCTCCGAAAGTCTTTTGTTGATGAGTCCTTTTTCATAGATGAGTTCCTTTACATAAATATTATCGTTGTGCATCTTTATCTCACAGACTGCACATTCGTCGTTTGTGAACCCATAATCGCAAGAATAGAAAGAAGTATAATCAAGCTCGTCAAAC